GGCAGGACACACTGTGACAAGATTGTCACATGTGACACGGGCGACACGGTCGCTGTGGCTGATGGGTGACAGTGTGATACAAATGTCACAGTGTGACGACCCCCCCTGGCGTGTCTCTTAGTACTAAATGTTGTATTCCCATGCCGGGGGGTACTTAAAACACTTGGACCACTTGTCCCCTTGGACCACTTGTCCCCTTGGACCCCTTGAACCACTTAACCACCCTGTCCCCAGTAGGGGGGGGGTATAGAAACATTGCCACATATGTCACACCTTGTTACAATTGAAGTACACATTGTCACAGGTGAGCCTCTGGCTCTAAAACTGGGAACATTCAAACATGCCTCTGTACCCTGACTATCGTTTCCCTAAGCCTCTCTCGGCCCCGTTGACCGAGCTTGAGGACGCCTTTGTAACTAACTTTGTTCATAAAGGAATGTCGGCCCCTGATGCCTTCTTAGCCGCTGGCTATGGGGCAGAGAGGACCTTCAAGAAGCGTTACATCAAGCAGGGCACTATTCGCCCCTTGATCGATAAGGACGGCATGCCGCTTAAGTACCATGGTCGTTCTCTACGCCTGCAACGGTACCTGTGGCCTCACATCGAGGCCCAGATCAAGCGCCGCGTGAGCGAGGGCGCTAGACAGGCTGTGGACACGCTGCAACAGCTTATGCTCACGGCAGAGAGCGAGAACGTTCGCCTGAACGCAGCCCGTGACCTATTGTCCCGCGCTGGCTATGACGCTGTGTCTAAGCAGGAGACGACGTTCAAAGACTTGTCTGGTCTTACCGACCAAGAGATCGACGAGCAGCTTCAGGCTATGCTGAAGACCCCTGGGTCCAATGTGGTCAAGATTAAGAAGCCTGCTAAGGCTCTTAAAGCCTACCCTGCTGCCCTTAAGCCCAACCTGTCCCGTAAGGCCCCCAAGAAAGTCTTAGACACTGAGGACACTTTGTCCAACGAGGACGACAAAGAGGCTATTAGTGGCAGTTAGAAAGAGAAACTCTGACATACGAGGGAATGTTCAAACGCCGCCTAAGATGGACTCAGAGACAAAGTCCTATGTCTTAAAGCTGCTAAAGGAGCGCGAGGAACGAAAGAGCAGCAACCGGATCAAGCTTTATAAGCCCTACGACTACCAGCGGAAGTTTCACGAAGCTGGTATAGATTGTCCCCAGCGCATCCTTATGGCCGCTAACCGGGTAGGTAAGACTTACTGTGGAGCAGTTGAGACCGCTTACCACTTGACCGGCGAGTACCCTAAATGGTGGAAGGGGCGGGTCTTTACTAAGCCTGTCCGTGTATGGGTCGCCGGCGAGAGCAACGACACAACCCGCGACATTATCCAGCGAGAGCTATTTGGTGCCCCTCAGGACCCTACGCAGTATGGTAAGGGGGCTATTCCGCTGGACCACATTGTCGATACTGTGCGCAAGCCAGGAGTACCTAACGCTCTAAGCGCCGCGGTAATCAGACACTCTAGCGGGGGTAACTCGCTGATCAGCTTCAAGGCCTATGAGCAGGGCTTTGAGAAGTTCATGGGCGAGGCGGTAGACGTTGTCTGGCTAGACGAAGAGCCTAAGGCTGACATCTTTTCCCAGTGTATCACCCGTACCGTAGACACCCGCGGCCTGGTCTACATGACCTTTACCCCTGAGAAAGGCATGACATCGGTTGTAGGGTCTTTCTTAAACGACCTGAAGCCGGGGCAGGCGATGGTAACTGCCACTTGGGACGACGTGTCCCACTTGGACCCTGCGACCAAAGAGCAGCTTCTCTCGGTCTATAGCCCCGCTGAGCGCGACATGCGCTCTAAGGGTATCCCGATCTTCGGCTCTGGCTTGGTCTTCCCGGTGAAGGAAGAGAGCGTCGTCTGTGAGGACTTTGACATACCAGAGCACTTCCCTAGACTAGCTGCCATCGACTTCGGCTACGACCACCCTACGGCTGTCTCCTGGGTCGCCTTGGACCCCGATAACGACATCATCTACGTCTACGACGAGTACCGTCGTACCAAAGAGACACCGCTGACCCACGCGGCTGTGGTTAACGCTCGTAGCCCAGGCATACCTGTTGCCTTCCCCCACGACGGCCTTCAGCACGACAAGGGCAGCGGCATCCAGCTAGCGCAGCAGTACAGAGACCTTGGGGTTTATATGCTCCAGAGCCACTTTACCAACGCGCCTGTGGACGGAGCGCTCACCGGGAACAACTCGGTAGAGGCAGGCCTAAGCCTTATGCTCCAGCGGTTTGAAACTGGTCGTTTGATGCTCTTTAAATCGTGTCAAGAAACTATGGAAGAGATTAGACTTTATCATCGGAAGAGTGGTAAAATAGTAACAGTCAAAGACGATCTTGTTAGCGCGATGCGCTACGCAGCTTTGTCTGTCGAACGCTTTGGCGAGAAGTTCTCTAACCGAGCCAGCTTCAAGCGTTATAACTTCGACCTCAAGCTCGAATACAGTAACAAGGGAATCGTCTAGATGGCTACTGAGCTAAACGAGGACGAAATTGTTGCTCTTGTGAACCAAGAGGTCAACAGTAGCTCGGGTTTCCTAGACTCGGAAATCAGCAATCAGCGTAAGAAGTCGCTTGAGTACTTCTACGGTGAGCCGTTTGGTAACGAGGAGGACGGGCGTTCTCAGGTCGTCATCACCGACGTGCAAGATACCCTTATGTGGATCATGCCGTCGCTGATGCGTATCTTTACCGCCGGCGACCGTGTGGTAAAGTTCTTGCCCGAGGGGCCTGAAGACGAGGACGTTGCAGAGCAGGCTACGCGCTACGTGAACCATGTGTTCTATAAGCAGAACAACGGCTACATGGTCCTGTACAATTTCTTCCTCGACGCCCTCATGCAGAAGGTCGGCGTCGTAAAGCACTATTGGGAAAATGTCGATAAGACTACCTCTGAGTCGTATGAGTCTCTTACCGACGCTGAGTTCAACGGCTTAATTAAAGACCCTGAGCTAGAGCTTGACCAGCACACCGAGCGCGTCAATAAAGAAATCCGAGCACAGCCGGACCCTATGTCTGGCGGCATGGTCGATGTAGAGTACGAGGAGCATGTGCATGACGCGGTGTTCATCCGCCGTTGTGCCTACGGACGTGTGACGATCGAGAACGTGCCTCCTGAGGAGTTCTTGATCAATAGTGCAGCGCGGTCGATCGAAGATGCGCGCTTCATCTGTCACCGTTCGCACAAGAGCAAAAGCTATCTGCTCAAGATGGGATTCGATCGCGACGTGGTCGAGGAGCTATCTTTCAACGCCTCAGAAGTTGACGGGATCACTACTAGCCCTGAGTATATTGCCCGTCATTCCTACGACTCTACTAACCCCTCTGCCACCGGTTCTTCCTCTGACCACGCAGAGCAAACGGTCGAGATTTACGAGTCCTACGTCCACCTTGATATGGAAGGCAACGGCATCACCGTCCTTCACAAGGTAATTACCGCCGCGAACACTTTGTTGAGCTTGGAACCTGTAGACACGGTGCCCTTTAGCACCATTTGTCCTATTCCAATCCCTCATAAGTTCTTTGGTCTCTCTGTCTCAGAGACCGTAGAAGACGTGCAGCTTATCCGCAGCACTCTTACGCGCAACTTGCTCGACAACATGTACCTTGCCAATAATGGTAGGTTTGCAGTTGTCGAGGGTCAGGTGAACATCGACGATCTCCTGACCAGTCGCCCCGGTGGTATCGTTAGAACTCGCTCCCCGAACGCTTTGCAGCCTATCCAGACCCCGGCTCTGCAAAACTACAGTTTTCAGATGCTGGAATACTGGGACGCTATCAAAGCCGGTCGCACGGGTGTTAACGCAGCGACCCAAGGACTTCCAGCCGATGTGCTGAAGTCTCACGTTACCGCCGGGGCCATAACCGGAGCGCTTACTAACGCTCAGGGCCGCATCGAACTTGTAGCACGTACCTTCGCTGAGACCGGTGTTCGCAACCTGTTTAAGTCGATCTACAACCTGGTCCAGCGGTACGAGGACCGGAAGAAGATTATCCGCGTACAGAACAAATACTTTGAGGTCGATCCTTCTAGCTGGCGCGAGGACATGGACGTTGAGGTCCGCGTGGGCCTTGGCTACGGCGATAGCGATGTACGGGTCCAGAACCTTTCAGCGTTCTCTGACCTAATGTCCAAGGTGGTCCAGACGCCGCTTGGACAAGGGATCGTTTCTCCCGAAAACATTTACGGGATGATGCGAGAAATAGGCGATGAGCTAGGTATCAAAAACATTGACCGCTTTGTCACGCCACCGCCTCCGCCTGCTCCGCCTGCTGGACCGTCTCTGCAAGATCAGGCTATTCAGGCTCAGGCCCAAGCTATGCTCATGCAAGCCCAAGCTTCCCAGACCGAAGCTATGGTCAAGACCAAAGACCTCGAGATCAAAATGGCGAAGCTGGAGTTGGACCGTATTGAACTTGAGGCAAACATCGCGCTTAAAAAGGAAGAGCTTAAACTCAAAGGTGTCGAGTTAGGCTATGAAATGGCCTCCAAGACTAACATCAAAGCTAACTAGCAAGGAACCAAGCCAATGTCCCGACAGAGCCTCGTCCACCGCATTATCGGCGCTGAGAACATTACGTCTATTACTTCCTCGGTCCAGAGCGGCGCTGCGCCGTTTGGGGCCAATGTGGCCCGTGTTGTCACTACCGCCGCGGTCAACATCGTGATCAATAACAACCCCACGGCCACGGCAGCGGCAGGGGCTGCTATTCGGGTGACAGACGAGGCAATGTTTGTGGTGTCTCCTTCTACCACCGTAGGCGGCACCGACGGGGACAAGGTTGCCTCTATCGGAACTGCTACTGTCAACGTTACCTGGCTGGCGGGCTAAATAAATGGCCGGTATTCAGCCTGGAACCTATCGGCCCGATGAAGGGTTCCCTGACTCTGCCTACTTCGGGCCTGGGCAGACTTATAACGACGCTCCTAATCGGATGCCAGGAGCGCCTCCTGGGTTTATCATGAACCCTTACTTGCCGGCGGCACCGAAGAAGCCGACCATTCAACCTTACCTTAACCCTACGCCTGTGCCTCCTAATGTTGGTCGTGGTGCATATATCCCTGACGATAGGGAAAAAATAGATGAGTCGTCGGATGAATCCAACAGGAGAACCCCTCAGTATGATGGCGGCGTTAGCGAAGGCTATGGCACAGTCGGACGTGATCTAGCACAACCAGGCGCTCTTCTGGAACTTCTTAAAGCAATACCCCAAGTATTAAGCCAAGCTACCCCCTCTGGGATGGTTAATATTTTTTCTCAGCTTCTTACCAACAGAACAATCCCCGCGAACATTAGGGGGCTTTTGTCGATGTTTCCTAACGGAATACCCAGTGTGCCAACGACAACGTCGAGTACGGAAAGCTCTGGCTATATGAACCCTGATTATTCTCAGCCTGATTATATCCAGAGCATTATCAACAGCGCCGAGGCTTCAGATTTAAGAAAGTTCAGCGACTACTACGCAAACCTTGCTTATCAAGACCAAAATGGTCCAGGTGCACCTAATATATATCCTACTCCGAATATCCCTGACTACGTTAGTCGCCCCGAGGTTACCGTATCGCCGTTAGAAGCTGTTCTCAGCGCTCTCAACGGTCTTACAACGGATAATAATCAAACTAACGATGAGCGCATTAAAGCTTACCAGGATGGTAAATATGCGCCCGAGGTTATCGACTATGACGCGGTATACCAAGACTATCTGATGGACGAGCAGCAAAAAGCATACGATGACGCGCTATCTGCCGCCGGCGGCTACTAGCTAGGGTAATCAAATGGCCACGAATAAAAAGATCACAGAGCTCACTGAACTCGGTAGCGGCCAAGTTGCCAACGACGATGTTCTTGCGCTTGTGGACATTAGCACCTCGACGACGAAGAAGATAAAGGTCTCTACGCTGCGCGATTCGGTCGCCGGCGTACTATCTCTGACCGCTTCGTCCCCGTTGTCGGTTGACCTTGCTACCGGCGATATAACGATCTCGATTCCAGGCCCCATCGCTGTCAACAAAGGCGGCACCGGTGCGGCTACCTTTACCGACGGCGGAGTGCTGATCGGCAAAGGTACGGCCGCTTTTGAGACTACCGGCGTCCTGGCTGACGGTACTATCATTATCGGTGATGGCGCTACTAACCCAACTACCCTAGCAGCATTCTCATCTGCCACAGGAACACTTGCTGTAGCATATGGTGGTTCTGGTGCAGCGTCACATACTGATGGTGGTGTTCTTATCGGCAAGGGCACTGCT